CTATTTATGACCACCATATTTTCTCTCTATCCCATCAAATTAAACCTTAATACAGGCCCATAAAACCATGACAACACGTGACAAAAACAAAAAAGGCAAAAACGCCAAGCTCACACAAAAGCAACGTGAAGAGATTATCCAGCTTTGCTTAGATGGGAAGATGACAAGGACCGCCATAGCAAAAAAATATGGGTGTTCCGTTCCCAACATCACCTATATGATGAACAAGTATCACCGGGATAATGAACTTATCGAGAAGAAGAAGAAGGTGAAGAAGGAACAAGCTTCCAAGAATCCCCACACCTATCCAACGGACCCCATAAAATTCCGTATTGGGAAGATACTAGAGATTGAAGGGGACATTCAATTCGCACGTGATGAAAAAGTTATTCACACCTTGGGTTCACTTCATAAGCTCCATCTATCTCTTCATGATGAACTTAGAACATTTGTAGATGCCACCAAGGAAGCCCACGGCGCTACACCGGAACAACTGAAGATTGAAATCGTGGATGCCATCCAAAGTCTTCCCCCACTTCTGAAGAAACAAGTGATGGATGAATTAATGGTGGATACAACCAATGTAGTGAGATTGAACACGAAATGATTGGATTGTTACAAGCTGCGAAAAAGGCTAGGGAATTGAAGAATCTTGTGGATGAATGTCCATTGGATTTCTTCCGTCCATCCCTACCCCAAAGAAAGGTTTTGGAATCGGAAGACAACATTGTTCTTTTCCGCGCGGCTAACCAGTTAGGAAAAACCTATGTGGGCGCGGCGGAATGTCTATATATGATGAAAGGGTATTCACCATACAAAGATTTATCCCACATCAAACCACCAATCATTGTTTGGGCTATTGTCCATAGCTGGGAACAATCCAAGATTATCCAAGCCAAGATTCATAGCTTGATTGGAAAAAATGAATATGCGGATGATTCCCCCGACTTTCTCGAGGGCCGTGGGTATCGTGCCAAGAATCCATGGTTCAAATTAAAGAATGGTTCCATGTTGTTCTTCAAGACTGCCAACCAAGGAACCTTGGGCGCGGCGTCCGGTACAATCGATTTCTGTTGGATTGATGAACCCTGTCCACAAGCGCTATTTGGAGAATTGGCGGCCCGACTACTTCGGAATCGTGGGCGGATGCTTATGACCATGACCCCAATTGGTGGTGGTGATTTGTCTTGGTTAAAGAAGCTCACAGAAACAAAGCCCCCACGGGTGAAAGATATACATGCTCCCCTATCCGTGGAGAATACAACCCCCATCGATTTGGATGGAACACCATTGGAACCACTTCTTCTTCAATCGGATGTCGATAGAATAGCGGATACATATCTTTCCATAGATAGGGCGGCCCGCTTGGAAGGAAGTTGGGATGTTGGCGTTCCCATGGATGGAAGAATCTTTGAACACTTTGGTGAAGACCACATATCAGATGCACCATGTCCCACGGGTGAATATAAGTTTTCCATTGGAATCGACCATGGACACCATCCAAATTCACAGTGTGCTATCTTGGTTGCTATCTCAGAAGATGACAAAACCATCTATGTGTTGGATGAGTATTTCGCCGCCGGTGGTGAACAACAGAAAGCCACGGCAAGAAGACACGCGCGCGCCATTGTTGCCATGATTAAAAGAAATGGATTGGAACCCCTACAGATAAACCGATGGACGGGGGACCGCCCACACGGTGGAGGAAAGCACGGTGGGAGAATGTCCAATTCTCTATTGCGTTCAGCTCTGGAACACGTGTTGGATTATCCCGCCAATTCTTGCCCATTCAGAATTCACACAGCACACAAACCCCGATGGAGTGTGTATTATGGATGCCAATTGGTGAGTGAAGCCATGGTTCAAGGTAGATTCATTGTGAATCCAAAGTGTAAGAGATTGATTAGAAGCTTATCATCATGGACACTGAAAAAAAGTGGTGCCATGGATAGACTTTCTGAATGGAAACATGCAATTGATGCGCTAAGATATGCCGTGGTTCCCATCTTGGATTCCAAGTATAGCGCCCCCAAATTTTCAAAAATACCAATCCATAGGAAATAGATATGTTAACAATGCCAGCCAAACCGATTTTTCCGGACAAATCATCCAATGATAGAAGTGAAACCACAGCAAGAAGAAGAAGATTATTGGAAGGAAATTGGGCTTCCGATTTGGAAGACTTCATAACGGATTCCGTGGCGCTCGATAGAAGGGCTATTTGGGGCGCCTTGGATACATCATCCAACGTTTTCAAACAAGGATGTGAAGCGCTAGCCGTTCTCTATTCACGGAAGCCATCCGTGGGAATCGAAAGAGAGAACGCGGAAGCCGCGCGGGATTTCATTGGCCCCAATGGAACCTTGGACAAGTCCCACTATTTTGAAATGATGGCAACCGTTCAGATGAAAACAATTGGGCTTCGTGAAATGCTTATGAGAATAGATATCAGCGATTCCAACCAAATCATGTTTCGACCCGTCACCCCTGACATGGTCTTTGCAACGGCCCCCGCCGGCGACCCCATGAAACCAAACTATCTTTATGAACTTCGACTTCGAAAGAACGATTCCACCGGTGAAATGTTTTGGACGGCGGATGTCTATGATTTGAGGGACAAAGCCAATCCCCAATACCGTGTTCATTATGTGGAAGCGGATGGAATCTTGGGTGAAGAGATGACGGAAATGTTTCTTGGTGGAAATATGAGTGGGGCGAATTATCCCTATCGAGATTCCAAAGGGGAACCATTCCTTCCATGGGTGTTCTATCATGCTGCCATAGATGGACAATTGTTTTCCCCTTATGAGCTATCGGAAGTGGTGGCGGGTTCCATGGTGGCTTCCACGTACTACACATATTTGAAACATCTAATGTTCGATGCGTCTTTTCCCCAACGCTATGTGGCTTCCCTACAATTGGCGGGACTGAATACCATGGACACCAACATGGCTTCCCAAAGAATGAGTGTTTCCACGGACCCTTCATCCATTCTTTGTTTCACCGCCGACCCTGACAGCACCACCCAACCATTGATTGGACAGTTCCAAGCGGGTATGAGTGACCCCGCCACAATGTTGGGAGCCATCACCACCTATGAACGACGATTGGCCACACAGATGGGAATAGACCCCGCTAGTGTTCAAAAGGTATCTTCCGACCCAAGAAGCGGTTATTCCATCGCGATGTCCAAAGAGTCAATGAGGGAAGCCCAAGAAAGATATGAACCGGTGTTTCGTGTTTCAGATATAGAGGCAATCGAGAAGGCCGCCATGATTTCCAACGCCATCTTGAAAACATCGTATCCGGAAACCGGCTATGTTATCCAATATGAGTCCATCGAGCTTTCCGAGATGGAACAAAAAAGTCAACGTGAAAACATCATAGCGCTATTGGATAAGGGGCTTTTGTCCCCAGTGGATGCCATGTTTAAGCTATATCCAGATTTGGCAACGGAAGAAGAAGCCATCCAAAAACTACGAACAATCAGACAACAAAAGATTGAATTTGCATAACCCCAACCCAAGGTATAAACCATGAAAACAATAACCCATGAAGGCCAAGAATACATTTTGAAAAGTGAAGTGGATGGAATCGTGAGAGACCGATTATCCAAAGTCACGGAAAACAAGAGAAGCGCGGAAAAACGTGTATCTGAATTGGAAAGCCAATTGGAAGATATGTCATCCAAAGTCAAGGGAGCGGAAGCGATGGCGTCCCAGCTTGCAACCCTTCAAGATGAATTGGCTGTATCAAACCAAAGATATGAACGTCATCAAGCGATAGCCGCCCAAGGAATCACGGACCCCGAAGTGCGGGATTTGGTGGAATGGCAGTATAACAAAGCCATGGATTCCAAAGCCAAGAAGGATAGAGTTCCCATGGGTGAATGGATGGCAACCATGAAAGAGGGTGGAGAAGTTCCCACAGTTTTGAAGCCATATTTCCAAGCCCAAGAAGCCGCACATAACGCGCCCCAAGAATCCGCCCCCGCCAATGTGGATAGAAGTCAGCTTCAAGCGCTTGGAGATGCTCCACAATCCACGCCACGTCCATCCACGAATCAAGGTGTGGCACAAACCCCAAACCATTCCACAAGTGGCGATGTGTGGAAGCGCGCGGCTTCAGACTTCGAGTTCTACCAACAAAACCGCGCGGAGCTGAAAAAACAGTACTATGCTAAAAGAAACAACAGATTCAAACAATGATTAGAGACATCACCGCCTATCAAATAGATGGTGAATACTATCTTCATGAGGGAACGCCCAATGGCAACACCAAGAAAAAAATCAAGCGCATTATCCAAAAAAATCAAGAAGCTAAGAAGCGAGGGGAAGCCCATGAGGCAATCCATTGCTATAGCTTTGTCGATGGCTGGGAAGAAGCGCAAAAAACCAACCCGTCCCAAAAGGGGACAAAGAACAAAAACTAACCGAAGAAGAAAATAAGGAGGTGCCATCATGGCAGCTGTAGATTTAACAACCCTAAATTGGTCCAATGGTGGAGCCAATTGGAAACAAGCCAGTATTGGAACAGTCAACCAAGAATTTAAGATTCCCAAATGGGCCAAGCTTGTAACCGTCAAACCAGCGGGACAAGATATATTATTCTCATACACTGGAGCGGATAATACAGCCCCCGTTTCTCACGCGTTCCCCCATCCCGTGGATGCAATCATTCAATACAACCCAGTTCAAACCGCACAGGAAAGAAGTATTTTCATTGCAAGTTCCGCCGGAACCGCTACAATTTACCTCATTTTTGAATAGACATAAGGAAAAGGAACCATGGCTATCCCTATTTATTCCCCCGGTGGTGGGGGGATTACTCAAACCACCACGGAATTTTTGAATCAATCTAGTGTATCAATTTCCCACAATTTCAGTCATAAACCCCGCGTGATTATAGTAGATTCTAGTGGTGAAGTGATTATGGGAGACATACAATATTTTTCAAATTCCATCACCATAACATTTTGTACCACTGTAACGGGTACGGTATACCTAACCTAACCAACCACACTATGGAGTATTACACCCATGCAATTCTATAACCCAGAAGTCGTCTTTAAAGGCGGCGTAAAATGCGACAATGCACCAACCGAGAATGGCCACCTTGTACGAAAGCAAGATGTGGCGGATTTATCTTACATTTCCGCTATTGCTTCCGGTTCTTCGTCGATGCTTTCAGTATCCAACGGTGAACTTTCAATTTCCAATCTTGCTATCACAGATGTTCACGTGGACAACACCCAAACATCTTTGGATAACTTCATCACCAACGAATCATCCACGGCGGCTTCACTTGCTGAAGGTGATGTTCTTATTTTGACGGCCCCAAGTGCGGGAACTGAAACATACATTGTGAGCGGTGCGAATGGTTCAAGCGCTTCCAACTATACCGAGATTGAAAGCCCATTGAGCGCGGCGGAAGTTGGGGCGGTTCTCCAAGCTGGTGATGGAATCTCTGTTAATGCTTCCAACGCTACAATTAGCGCCAACATTGCGGCGGGTGCGGGACTTTCTTCAAGTGTTTCCAATGGTCAAATCACTTTGACAGTGGATGCAAATAGTGATGAAATCGTGGAAGGTTCTTCCAATCTTTACTACACAGATAGCCGTTCAAGAAGCGCTATTTCTTTGGAAACCGTGGCTTCTCCAGATGCCAACTTGATGCAATACAACAGTTCAACAGGTGAAATGAAGGTTCTTCTTTCTGATGTAACTGGTGAATTTTCAGCGGGAACCGGTCTAAGCTATGATGGATACGGTGAATTCTCTTTGAACGCTACAAGTGACCAAGTAACAGAAGGAACATCCAACCTATACTTCACAGATTCACGCGCGCGCGGTGCTCTTTCCGGTGGAACTGGTATTTCCTACACAGCTTTGACCGGTGCAATTGCTATCGACCTTCAAGGCGGAACCGCTATTGGAATTTCTGGAAACACCATTTCTTTTAATGGTTCTTCTGATGATGTAGCGGAAGGAAGCACAAACGAATACTTCACCCAAGCAAGAGCACGTGGAGCCATCCAAGCGGATTCACAAGCCGGAAACCTTCTTTCTTATGCTTCTTCCACTGGTGACCTTCTTGTTTCCACATCTTCAGTTCGTGGAGCTTTCAGCGCGGGAACTGCTATTGGAATCACAAATGGCGTTATTGCTTTCAGTGGTACCACTTCGGACGTGGCTGAAGGAACAAACGAATACTTCACACAAGCGCGCGCGCGCGGTGCGGTATCTGCTGAAAGTGTGGCGGGACCTGATGCCAACCTTCTCCAATACAACGGAACCACCGGGGCTTTCAAAGTTCTTCTTTCAGATGTAACTAGTGAGTTTTCAGCGGGAACCGGTCTAAGCTATGATGGATATGGTGAGTTCTCACTTTCTGCGAATACCGACCAAGTAACAGAAGGAAGCACAAACCAGTATTTCACAGATGCTAGAGCGCGTGGAGCTGTAACTGTATCAAGCCAATCTGATGAGCTTATCAATTACAATTCTTCGAATGGTGAATTCTCACTTCGTCTTCAAGATTTGCGATATGAAACATCCATCACTCTTTCCGCGAATACTGCTACAAGCATTACCCACAATCTTGGGAAGCAACTTGTTCACGTGTCCGCTATGGATGCAAGTGGAAACAAGATTGAATTGGACGTTGTTTATTCTTCCACTTCTGCCCTCACTGTAGAAAGCGTTGTTGGTGTAACTGTAACCATCGCGGTTTCTGTATAATCCTCCATAATTCTCCTGTTGGGGTGGGGTTGGTGCCCCACCCCTTTTTATTTACAAGGATATGAAAATGTTAGAAATGATTGGACTGATTATTGGTGGAATGATTGTGGGTGGTTCCCTCACTTTTGGATTGATGAAGGGAACCCAAGAAGCACCGGCCCCCATCGTGGTTCCATCGGACCCCGTGGCCAAAGAGCTGGGAAAATTGGATGTGGTTCTTCCCATTTGTGAACCCAAGTTTATCGAGAAGAAAGGAGATGGGCTTTGTAGGGAACTTATGTGTATGACCCAAACCAATAGCGCCACCGGTGAAGTGAGTGGGACAACATGCGATAACATCACCAACTTGAGAAACAAGAAGGCGATAATTTCCTTTTGTGGTTCCCAACATTCAGAAGCTGAAGATATAGCTAAGTGTATAGATTTATTCCAACGGCGTGGAATATAGTTTTTCACAGGTTTTCCACAGGCTATTGAAAAAGTTATTCACAGGTTCTCCACAGGCCAAACCACGTTTCCAGATAGCCACAATGCAGATTCCAAAAAGTTATACACAAGTTATTAACAGGCTATGAAAAAAAGTTATACACAGGTTATACACAGGATACAAAAACCTTGTATAATACACTTGTGTGGTTAGGGTCGTACCCGTAACAACGAAAGGAACCACGGATAACCCAAAACCATATTAGGATAATAAAATGGCTACTATTGATTTTTCAGCATTGAATACTGGTGGACTTCGCCTCGATGCAATGATAGAAAATGAAGTTCGTGCACTTCTCCATGACGCGGCTTCAATTCGTAACTCTGGAGCACTTCTTTTCGCTGGTGATGTCGCTGGTGTTGGCTCAGACACACTAACACTTCGTTACGCTGGTTTGGATGGCTATGAAGCTATGAATACAGTGAGTGACGGTGCGGAAATTACTTCTTCAAACCTCACAATGGACACTACAGATATAGCAGTGGGACGTATCGGCCTTCGTTACGACATCACAGATTTGGCGGCATTGACAAAACTTGGAAACGACATTGATGTGTTCCGTCTTGCTGAATCTATGGCGGGCGCTTTTGAATCTCGTTTCATGGAAATGGTGTGTGGAACATTCACCGGTATTTCAGCACAAGCGGGAACCGCTGGTGTGGATATGTCTGTAGATGATTTCATGGATGCTTTGTATCTTCTTGAAATCGCGGATAACCCATCTCAGCTATTCGCAGTTCTTCACCCACGCCAGATTGCAGACCTTCAGTCTTCAATCCGCAATGAAACCGCTAACGCTATTGCGTTCAACCCAGCACACCACGACCTTATGAAGTCTCTTGGCCAAGGATACGTTGGTGATTTCATGGGTGTACAAGTCCACAAGTCTTCTTTTGTAGTGGACAACGCGGGAAGCCGTGAAGGTGCTATGTTCTCAGCGGGCGCTATTGCTTATGCACTTGGAACACCGGTCCCTCTTGCAGCTCCAAGCGGTGAAATCCGTCCAGCTGGAACCCCTGTTTTGGTAGAACTGGAACGTGATTCCGCTTATTCTCTAACAAAGATTGTTGGAACGGCGTACACCGGCGCGGCTATCGTAGAACAAGCTCGTGCGGTTCAGATTCTCACAGACTCCTAGAAACATTGAATGGGTGGCTTAGGGGCTGTTTTCATGGTTCCAAGCCCCCAAGCCTTTGGGGGGATGTATGTCCCCCACCATCCCTTTTTTAAACCATGAAACCTTAGGAAAAAAACCATGACAAACCAACCTTGGACCGGCGGCGACGTAAGCAAAACAAGCGCCCTACCCATCAAACCAAATTCCCCATTTTGGTATATGCACCACCCAAACACATGTTGGGAGTTTATCCAACATCGTGATAAGTGGATGTTCGTTCCCACCTTCCGCCGTCTCTTTGAACTTGCCGGCGTGAATGGTGTGCGGATGGTTCCACGTGGGGGAACGGATTCCCAGATGGCGCGCGTGAGAATGATGGACAACGGATTTGAAGTCCTCGAATGGGACCTTGGATATCAGACAAGACACATGACAAGAAGCGGCGGTTATTACTACACAAGTATATGGGATTCCCCAAAAGTGATTGGAAACCGTGTTGTGTGGAAAGTGGACACCTTAGCCTATAATGATTGGCGTGTGGAGCTGATGGAAGAAGGTGTGATTGACTTCCCAGATTTGGACATTCTCTCTTTCTTCGTGGACATGCAACAAAAGCGCGTGGAACGAAATGAAGGGAAGAACATGACCCCAAGAATCCAAAAGCAATATGACAAAGATTTGGAACGTCTCGATATGATGAAAAAATATATTGAGCTTGGTGGACCGGTTACAAAAGAAGGAACCAAACCAAAAGCCAAGAAGGTGAAAAGAGATGTCTAGAGAAAAATTTGAAGCGTTCACCAAAAGATTAATGGAACAATCAAAGAAAAATGGTGGTAAGATGTCAGAGACAGAAGCGCGCAAAATAGCCGCCAATGTCGCTATCCGCCACGACCGCAAAAACAGCGGGAAATAACCTCCAACAATAGGATTTCGAAATGGCACAATATAACGGAAAACAAGCGTTCACAGTCCCAAGACCAATATGCGTAAAAGATGGAATCAACATTGAAACCATAACAGCGGACAAAACATTAACATATAGAGATTCACAGTATCAAATACTAACTAACAATAAAGGTTCTGTAGCTGTTGTGAATCTTCCAGTATTAAAAAACGGCGCGTATTTTTGGATTACTTGTGGAAGTAGTTCAGCACATACTATAAATGTAAAAGATGCGGATGGTGTTGATGTTATTGCCACCCCTAATTTGGGCGCTGGTAAAGCTGCCTTAATAGCTTCTGATGGAAGTAATTGGGCCGTTGTACTAGAACAAGCATAATCAAGGATTGAATGATGGCGCTTCTTGATACATACTATGCCCCACGGATACGAGTTCCCCAGATGATACAACGGGGGAAGACTCAAATCGTGGAGCTTATCATATATCGCAATGGTGAGGAAGTAACCCCCGCCGGCGCCACATATCAACTTTTGAATGAAGATGGAACGGAAATCATTTCCACATCTAGCGCTTCCATCGTTGGAAACAAAATCCAATACACAATAAATTCTTCAGTGGTTCCCCAAACTATGACCCTAAGTGACGGTCTCTTTGAGCTATGGGAAGTAGAGATTGATGGATTGGATTATACATTTCAACGTCCAGCGTATTTATGCCGCCGGCCTTTGTATCCTTGCATATCTGATATCGATTTGGAAGCTTCATATTCCGATTTGGAAAACCTTCTTCCGGATTCATACACAGATGGATGGCAAAGATACATAGATGAAGCTTGGGTTCGTATCATTGAACGTCTTAGGCAGCTGGGAAACCTTCCATATCTTATCACGGAACCCCAAGCGCTTCGTTCCTCCCATCTTGAATTGGCGTTGGCTTTGATATGGCGAAATATGCATAGTTCTTTGGGCCAATCCAATGGACGCTACTTGGACTTATATAGAGAACACATCAAAAGCTATGAATACCAGTTTAAACAAATATCGTTTCGTTACGATATGGATGAAGATGGGCGCGCGGATGATGTGGACAAAAGAAAAGCCGGGTTCCCAATGATTTCCACCACCAATCCACCATCCCGGTATCACCGTTTTAAATACAGGCGGTATTGATGGGAACGGTTCAATTATCATCTATTCGTTCACGGGTGGCCACGGCTATGGAAGCCATCACGGGGGCGGGATTGAAAGAATCCCCGCTTCCTTTTGGTGCATTTGGGAGAACCCCAAATTCCATAGCCCACAAAGCCTTTTCCGTGGGAATAGGTGGTTCCAATGCCATGGATGATAGACAACGACCCACAGAAGGGGCCATGTTACAAACGGATTTGGACATTACCTTTGCTTTTCGTCTCCGTCCTTTGGACCAATTGACAGATGTAGATAATCAACTGAATCTTGAAAACACCATAATCACCGCTTTATTGGATAGAACCAATGCCGTTCTATATCCAAACCTACACATCAAACTTATTTCAACCAATAGGGCTTTGACAGATAGTGGGGAATACATTCTTTCCACGTTATCTTTTGAAGCGCTACATTTTATTCCACTTTCATAATCAACCAATAGGAGCTTCCAATGGCTGAATCCACCGTAGTAGCCGTCCCACGTGACGGAACCATAAGCATCACCAACGGAGATGCAACCGTTTACACCGTCGCCTTCGAGAATGGCGATATGTCAATGAATCTTGACCTTGCGGAAAGAATCGTGATTTATGATAGAGGTTCCATCGTTGGGCTTCGTCAAGGAAATGACCCCGTCCCAAGTATCTCTTTTAGTGTTCACCTTCGTGAACTTGCAGATTCCACAGAAGATACACTTCTTGATTTCATCTATAAGACTGGAAATAGTTCAGCTGCGACATCAACAGGTGGAACCGGCTTTGAACAATTCCTTTGTACTGTAGAATTCCAAGCGAATATGAGCGCATTAAGCGGTTCCAATACAAAAGTAACCTTCAACAAGGTTCTTCTATTCGCTTCTATCGCAGAAGGAAACCCCGATACAATCAGTGTAACCGGTGAAGTCTATGGCTCCATCGTAAGAGCTGAAGTTTAATAATGGAGAACGGAACCATGAAAAAATCCATTGGAAAACTTGATTGTGAATTTGGGCTTCCCAAATCTATGTCCACAATGTGGGATGTGTTCTATATGATTTCCACCAATCCCAACCGCGCCCAATTGGGTCGTTTGTTCGCGGCTTTGGTGGGAATCTGCATCAAAAATTATCCATCATGCCCAAAATATAATCTTTCAGATTGTGATTTGATGGCTTATGGTGGGAAGGTTCAAGAATGGCTTTCATCCCAAAAGGTGAACCCCATCCAAGTTCTACAGGTTGGAACGGAACTCTTCCAGATGATGACGGAACACATCTCCACAGATGAAGAAGTGGAAGCCGCGGAAAATTTTACTTCACCCCCGCCGGCGGAATAGTCCGGACGGGGTTCATCATATCACGGTATTGGCACCAAGAACCAACATGGTTCTTCAGTCTTCCCAAGAATCTCCAAGCGGAGCTTATAGCGGATTATAGATTGGCCAACATGAAACCGGATGATGTGAAGAAAAAGAAGAAGCGTTTCCAAATTCAAAATCTGAAAAAGAATCATGCTAGATTTAAAAGAAGGGGGGCGCTAGATGGCTAGAAGAATACGATATGGAAAAGGGAAGGGTTCCATTGAAATCACCGGTCCCCAACGTGAACTTTTTGAACAAGCGCTTCGAGAAGTAGCGGGTGAAACGATGAAGGTGTTGGAAGCTGAGATTGACACCCGCGTGGAATATGCCAAGGAAAATTGGATTGTGAGATATGGAAAGCCCATCACAACCAAAGATGGAAGAACATTCATCAAGAAACAAAAATCCAATCGTTCCATAGATAAGTTCACCAACGGGATTCGAATAGTTCAAGGTGGAAAAGCCATTGAAGGATTCTTTCGTAACGGTGCCCAATATGCTTATGCCATCAAACCCGCGTCATATTCCAAAAGAGAGAATGGAAGCGCTTCCACGGTTCCAGAAGGGGAAAGTCTAGCAGAAGAAACCATGTGGAAACCCGCGCGGAAAAGCGTGGATAAGCTTGTGAAGAAATTGGCGGATGCTTTCATAGAAGACCAAAAGAAGAAGGGATAAGACAATGAGTGACGTAAATAAGACGATTAGTATCCAATACCGTGCGGAAGTCCAAAATCTTATCAATGGTTTGAAGAAGGTTGGGCAAGTCTCAGAGAAGGAAGCCCAAAAGCTTGTTAATGATTTGGATAAGGCATACACTAAAGCCGCAAGGGATGCCGAGAAAAGCGCCGCAAAACAAGAACGCGCCTTGAAGAAGGTTGGGAGTACTGCCAAGGGAGTGGGGAAGGGAATCCAAGCTTCGTTTTCCAACATCTCTATAGCCGCCGGCGCCGCCGCCATTGCGGTTCTTTCCTTTGGGCAACACATTGCAAATATGTCCAATCAATTGGTGGATGCATCTACAAAAACCGGCGTGAATGTTGATACATTACAAGGTTTGAGATTGGCCGCTGAAGGTGCTGGTGTATCCTTTGAAGAATTGGAAGTGGGATTGGTGAAGCTCCCGCAATTGATGCAAGATTCAGCGGATGGAAGCAAAACCGCACAAAAAGCATTTGAAGCGCTTGGGGTACAAACCACTGAAACCGTGGATGGGTTTGAACAGTTAAGAAGCGCGGATGATGTCTTGAAAGATGTCTTCAATAGTCTTCAACAGGTTACAAGCGCGGAAGAAAGAGCCGCCCGCGCCGCTGACATCTTTGGACGTACCGCCGGCCCCAAGTTCATTCAATCGGGAGCCATAGACAATCTTGATAAGTTCGTGGCATTGGCCAATGAATTTGGGGTGGCAAGTGGCCCCAAGATGCAAGAACAAATGGCAGACTTCCAAAGAAAATCCGCCAATGCCATGATGGTTCTTCAAGGTGAACTAATACGGACTTTTGATGTCTTGATGGGCGGTGAAGGTGGGGCCGGTGGTGGACTTAATAAAGCTATGGATTTGTTGGTTGAATCCTTTGTTGTTCTTGGGAGTGTAGCCCAAAATGTATTGGGTGGTTTGAATCTCCACTTCCAGAAACTAGGATTTGAAATCCTCCCAGTTATCAAAATTTTGATGGGTGATGTTGGTGAAGGTGTTGTTCTGATGGAAGCCTTTAAGCAACCCATTGCAGAAATTGATAGCCTTTTACAAGGTGAAATTGGGGAAAAATTTGCTTCTCCAATTGAACACGCCATGGTTAGACTAGGTGAATTTAGAAAACTTGTTGCAGACACATCAGGAACCCCATCAACAGGTGGAAGAGGAAGAAGAAGCGGTGGTGGTGCATCCCAAGCCACGCAACAAACCACCCAAGCCGTGGATGAACTAGCCCAAGCCATGAAGATGGTGGAAGAGATTGAAGATAAAACATTGGCCGCCATGCTGAAAACACGGGATGAAAAGGTGGCCCAATTATCCGGTGAAGAAAAGATTCTAGCGCTTCGAGATATAGCACTTCAAAAGATTCATGAAGAAAAACAAGCGTTAACGGATTCCGTGAATACTCAAATCGAAAAGCTCCAAGCGATGGAACAAACCCAAGAAGTATTGGACACCATCGCCAATCTTGAATTCGTCCATGAAGATGAAATGGCAAGATTGAAAGAGGAAAGAAGGAACATCATCAAAGAAGCATTTGATGAACAACAATCTTTAATCTTGGAAACCGGTGAATTGGAGATTGAAAAGAATAGTGAAGTCACAGAAAAGCAGCTGGAGAATGACAACCGATTGAAGAAAAGCGCGCGTGAAGTATTCCGTGAATACATGATGGGCGCGGATATGGTGGTGGAAGGTTTGAATGTAGCCGCCGACCTGATAGACCAAAATGCAATGAAGAACAAGAAAAACGCGGAACTGGTGTTTAACATCCGGAAAGCCGCCGCCATTGCTGAAATCGCCATAGCAACCGCCCAAAATGTGGTGGAAGTGTTCCCCAACCCCTTCTTGATGGCGGGGGCCACGGCTTTGGGTATTGCCCAAGGTGCTTTGGTTGCCAGTGAACAACCCAAGTTCCACATGGGTGGGATGATTGGGGGTGGTGGCACCTTGGCACCGGATGAAACGATGGTAACCGCCAAAAGAGGGGAAGCCATACTTTCCACCGCCGCCGTGAATCGGATAGGTGAAGATGGTGTGAGAAGCTTGGAAACAGGTGGTGGAATAACTCCCAAGATAATTGTCATGAATCCCTTCAAACATTATGATAGATTTATACGTGGACGGGATGCCATGGGCATGAGCGCCATCCAAGGAACTGGAAGAAAAGGATACTAAAATGGGTAACAACGTAACACCGGAATACATACGTGGATTCATTCTCCCCTTGGATGTGGGAGTGGATAACATTTGGCAAGATGAAACCACCATATCACAACAGAATTCAAGCGCGGGAGACCCCATCCCCCAACAAACTTCCAAGATGAGAGTATTGGCCACGGGAAACCAAAGTGATGGTGGGGATTTGTCGATAGTCACCCGAAAAGCGGGAAGCGCCGGTTATGGTTCACGGTTCACCTTCAAGGAAAACACCACATCCACCACCGTGGAATATGGGCGGGATGCAATGAACGCCATAAGCGGATTCGAGTATAAGCTTATTGGGAACACCATCACCAATACTTCATACAGAAACCCCACTTCTTTGGTGACATCTAGTGACACGCTATTGGTGGCATACCAACAAATAACCACCGGAAGCAATCTTTTAAAGGTGTTACGAATCGACAAAGATGGGAATGAATCCACAGCCACCAATCTTTATTCCATCCCCGCTTTTCTTTCCACCAATCAATTTATGCACCCTTGCATGTGTGAATTGGAAGATGGCTCCATAATCTTGGTTCACATCTTGGAAGATGCGGATGAAGCCAATGTTCGAGTTCTCAGAAGTGAAGATGATGGTTCCACTTGGGACGTTGTAAGCCGTGAAGGATGGAATGAAACCATCCCCGTGGGAGTAACCGCCGGCGCGGGTGTGGATACTTATGAAGTTATCCGGATGCGTTTGGAATCCATCACCGGTTCCGTGGTGCTATTGGTGG